GTGTGTACTATATGATGCTGTACGAACATTTATCTTATCGTGAGTTTGCAAGTAAAGCTGCGAAGGAATTTAAAATAACAGAACGCCACGCAGAAAGATTATGGAAAGAAGCAAGGGATAGATTGAAAGAAAGATTTAAAAACAATCAGGAAGAAATATTGGAGAACCATCTAAATCAATTATACGATTTGTTAAAGAGATGTAGAGATGATAATAACAAAAGAACCGAACGTGAGGTACTTGCGGACATTGCTAAGGTACATCAACTTGAAACTAAAAAGGTAGACATTACAAGTGGTGGCAATCCAATAGCAATAAACATAAACCTTGACTAATTTTTTTGGGTTGCCTACCCTTAAAATGTCGTTTTTGGCAATAATATATATATAAATATGGGAATAGCAAGAAGACAAAAGAGACAACAGGAACACGATGTGAAGAAGATGTACGAGAAACAAATGAAGTTAATGTCAACGATGACTGAGGTACAACGCATAACACACTTAGCACATTTACAATCAAGACTAAAACCTGCAGAACAAACGGTGCAGACAATAGAACCAATGGATGTATAATTTAAAATGGAAATAAATTTAAACTTAACTAAGAAGCAAGGTGAAACATTTAAAATCCTACTTGATAAAACACATCGTGAAGTTCTGTATGGTGGTGCGAAAGGAAGCGGAAAATCCTATTTGGGTTCTGTATGGGTTCTATATATGTGTATTACTTATCCTGGTATTAGGGCGTTGATAGGACGTACAGTATTAACGCAGCTACGAGTAACCACAATCAAAACATTATTAGACCTATTTAAAACGTGTGGCATCACTACCGAACACTACACATACAATCAACAATCCAATGAGATAAAGTTTTACAATGGTAGTGAGATAGTTTTTAGGGACCTGCAGTATAATCCAGGGGACAGCCAATATGATAGTCTCGGTGGACTTGAGGCTACAATTTGCTTTATAGATGAGGTAGCACAGGTAAGTAGACAAGCATACGATGTAGTACGTTCATTGCTGCGTTATAAGATAAATGAATATCAACTCACACCAAAATTGTTTATGTCTTGTAACCCATCTCAATCGTGGTTGAAGCAGGAGTTTTATATACCACACATACAAGGAACATTAGACCCAACTAAAATATTCATACCAGCGTTACCGACTGACAATAAATTTTTACCCCCTGAATATTTGGATATTCTAAAGAACCTACCACCAAAACAAATGAAACGTTTATACTTAGGTGATTGGAACTACGAGACAGAAGAAGATAGTCTATTTGATTTTGACACAATTAGTTCAAGTGTATTTAGAATTGCTCCTAATCCTAACGATAAAAAGTTTATGAGTGTGGACGTAGCAAGGTTCGGTAGTGATAGGTCTGTAGCAGTGATTTGGGTGGGTAATGTTATAACGGAAGTATTGGTGTATAGCAAACTATCAACAACAGAATTGAGTGAAGAAATAAGGGGTCTAATACAGAAATACGGGGTACACCCAAATAATATAGTAGTGGATAGTGATGGCGTTGGTGGAGGTGTAGCAGACCAAATACGTGGGAAGAATTTTATAAACAATGCAAGTCCACTACACAAACAAAACTACACCAATTTAAAAAGTCAGTGCTACATCAAGCTAAGTGAAATGTTTAAGGAAGGTTTAATATCAATCAATGTATTAGACCCAAACATAATTGACACACTAACACAAGAATTATTAAGTGTACGATTAAAGGACACTGATAAAGATAATAAGGTAGGCGTACATTCAAAAGACGAGATGAAAAAGATATTGGGAACATCACCCGATATATCTGATGCAGTGATGATGCGAATGTTATTTGAAGTGCAGAACCATAAGACGACAGGAAGATATAGTATATCCTTCTTGCAATAAAATATATATGTATATATGATTAAGTTTAAGATTGAAGACAAGGGGTATGAGTTACCTGAAGTAATGACGATAGGTCATTACGTAAAGATTTACAAGATAAAGAATTTGTTTAGTGATGATTATTATGCAGCTAAATTAGTGAACCTATTATCAGGTGCGCCTGTTGAAGATTTGTTAGAGACAGATTATGAACAGGTAAGTTTTTTAGCAGAACAAATACTAAAACTAATCCCACAAGAAATACCTAAGTTCAAGGACCGATTTACATTGGATGGTGTGGAGTATGGTTTCTTTCCTAATTGGAGGGATGTGTCGTTTGCAGAATATGTAGATATGGACACCATCTCAACTAAGAAGGAAGACGAACTATTGGACTACCTACATATACTTGCATCAATAATGTATAGACCAATTATAACTGAAAGGTCATATCACGATTTTGATATTGAGAAATACGATATTAAAAGTATGAAAATACGTGCAGAACTATTCAAACAGAAATTAGATATTGGTGTTGTACTATCAGCACAGTTTTTTTTTATCAACTTCGCAAGGAGATTTTCAACTCATTCCCAGCTGTCTTTAGTGACGAAGCTACCGATGTGGACGAGGATAAAATTGATATGGAGTATGAGAAAAATAATAATGAACGTTCTTTTCAAAAGGTCTACGGTTGGTTCGTTGTCGTCAATAGATTGGCTGGAAATGATATTGCAAAACACGACACCATCTACGAAAAAACGGTGGTGGAAGTTCTAAACCAATTATCCTTCGTAATTAATTATGAGGAAGAAATAAATAGATTGACAAGACAAGCACAGGGTGCAGTTTAATAATAACCACTTCACATTTTTTTATATTTATAAGTAATGGTCAATTATAAACAGATTATACAGGATTTAAGTGGTATTGCATACCATCACCCACAGCTAAATTCATTTGGATATGGGGATATAACCCAATTGACGATGGATATTGACACCAAACAGGAACCAGTGTACAGTAAAATGTATGTGGTACCAGGTCAAACGGTGTTTGCACAGAACAGAATTGACTATAATTTCTCAATTATTATATGTGATATTGTAAATAACGACCTATCAAATCAAGAAGATGTAATGTCTGACACATTTGAGATAGTAAAAGACGTGTGGACTATCCTATATCAATCATATACAGCTACGTTTGGTGGGTTCAGTATTGACTACGAACCATTATGGAACAGCAATGTGCTGCCATTCTTAGAAAGATATGAAACATTTTTGGGTGGATGGACGATGAATATAACTATTGAACAACCATATGACTACAATAATTGCGTATTACCTGTAACAGGATTAACATTACCAACCTCAGTGAACGAAGTAAATTATGCGTTGATATTGGATGACCTAAAAGAAATAGCACGTGCACACGAACAGATTAATTCTTATGGGTTCGGTGATATTGCGCAGCTAACAATGGACACTGAAACAGAAAAGGAACCTATCTACACGAAGATGTATGTCATACCAGGCACTGCAGTATTAGCGCAGAACGAATTGATATATAATTTCCAAATAGTAGTTTCAGATATAGTCAATGTTGATATATCAAATCAACGTGATGTGATGAACGACACACTTTCAATATGTAATGACATATTCACCATACTTTATTTGAGTGAGTATGAATTAAATTGGAACGCAACGTGTGACCCATTCCTTGAAAGGTTTGAAACCGTATTAGGTGGGTGGACATTAAACATACAAGTAACACAACCGTTTGATTATAATCGTTGCGTCTTGCCTGAGTTACCATTCGTGGTACAAAATAAAAAGTGGTACGAACTTGCTGAGTTATGGAACACAATATCTAAAGTATGGAGAAAAGTATAAAACAAAAAATATTAAAATAAGATGGGTCAATTAACAAATCAATATGTAAGTAGTTCTTATCAGGGTCTTTTAAAGATGACTGATAGCACACAAGGTCTAACCAATACATTACAGACAATACAAACAGGTGATGGGGATAATAGTCCATTACAAATGTCATTTACAGGTGTGAACATATCAGGTTCATTCTTTATAAACAATGTTCCAATCACAAACGGAACTAATGGTACGTCAGGTACGAGTGGTAGTAATGGTTCAAGTGGAACTAACGGTACGTCAGGTACCTCAGGTGTTTCAGGTTCGTCAGGTTCATCAGGAAGTGATGGAAGTAGTGGAACGAGTGGTTCGTCAGGTAGTAATGGAAGTAGTGGAACGAGTGGTAGTAATGGTAGTTCAGGAACATCAGGGTCAAATGGTAGTGATGGTTCATCAGGAACGAGTGGTAGTAATGGAACAGATGGTTCATCAGGTACGAGTGGATTAACAGATAAGACAGGACTTATAACAACAGGTTCAATAGGAACAACACAATTTATATCAGGTTCATTAACAGATTTTGGTGGTAATATATTTATAGTACAATCAGGACAAACAGTACCATTTAGAATAACAGGTTCAGAAGCAGGTGGTAATATTATAATGGGTTTTAACGGAAGGT